AACATGGATAAATCGGTGCTTAATAAGTGCGTGCTTGCAGTTAGCGGGTCTAACCCCATTTCAATTAAGTAAGATACTACCATAACAGAAGTAAATACACCTGCATCATATCCATTGCGGTAAGAACCTTCTATTTCCTCTGGAAAATAAGGGCGGTGCATGCCGTATTCTGCGTCCTGTGCTATTTTTCGCACAGCACCGCCCATAAATGCGTACGAACACGCACTGTAGCAGTATGCATTTATGGGGACGATAGTATTTAATTTATAATCACGTATTAGACGACCAATAACAAGGCTTTCCATCATGTTCCCTCCTTCGGAGTTGAACATTATCGTGTCTATTTTATTATCAGATAGATGTGATAACATTAAATCCGCATCACCAATTTCAAATGTATCTTCTACTAATAACACGTTAGGGTAGTTATCATTAACATAAAAACTCAAAGCATAACTACACAATGGGCACAATCCTAAAATCAACACTAATGGTTTTATTATTTCCCTGAACATATCCCCCCAAATATAAACTAGTATCTGTATTTAGGTATTTTATTTTGTTCTTAAGTCGGAGTATTCGGTGAATACTTCGTCGAAATTCTCATCTCTTATTGAATCTAATCTATCAACTGTGTTAAAAAAAGAAGAAATCATTGCACTATTGTCCCTATTCCATAGGAATTTTCGTATTTCAGTCCATGTTTTTACTAATTGTATACTATCGTAATTACCAAGAAAGACAATATGTGTTTCAATCATAGTGTCCAATTCATGCTTGAACTCGAGTGGAAGTGTCTGTATACATAACTCTGGAGGGTCAGTTAAAATGCTTATACTGTGTTTTGGTGGCAATAGGTTCTTGTCCTCAATCCAAAATCGCTGTGCATGAATTAAATTAAATGCATTGAATATGTTTATATTGGCAGTAATTGAAAAATCTATGTTAATTGATTCATCATCGCATATGTTATCATAATTATGCACAACATTATCCCATACTGTCCCATGTCGAATGTATTCAATGTGCTTATTCATTGCATCTAGACTGGCACCAACGTGTATGTTTGTAAACTTCCTCCAATAATTAGCTATTGATGTATTTTTGTATTTCAAGATAGTAAAATTTGTGTTGTATGATATTTTAATATCAGTTTTCCCCAATCGTATTAGTTCATCTAATATCTGATAATGACTCGACATCATTAACGGTTCACCACCCGCAAAGTAAATCTGCTCTATATTGGGTAATAATTGTATAATCTGATTAGATATCTCTATGCTGTTGATTGGTAAAACTGAGTATTCAACCCCAAATTCGTCATGCTCCTCCTTGGCAATCTTACTACTGTAGTTCCCTGTACACATTCTACATTTTAAATTGCATATATTACTCAATCGAATGTCCATTGACTCAATTTTTACTTCATCAACTGTACCGTCTTTATTCAATGATTTTATTTTGTCGATGGATAGTGGAACCCTAGGTGATGCAAATCCATCTGATTCTAACTTATAACAAGATTCACATGCAATGTTTCTTTCGCCATATAGCATAGTTTTTCGCATATCATTTGCCACGGATGATTGGTATATGTCATTAATATTGTTTTTTGAAATATTACCAAATGTATGATTGTGGTTACTTGAACAGCATGGCAATACATCACCATTTACGTTAATGTGTAGGTGGTTCCATAATTTTTCGCAGTTAGTGGTGTCGATTCCTATCACAGATGGGTTCGCTATACATATGATGTTTTCTGCATCATAGTGCTTGATAGTTATTGATGTATCTATATTATAAAAATTCTGTTTATCATTTGCTAGTATTGTGTTTGCTTGTGCTAATTCGGAAACAGTTACTTTCGTTGACGTAATGAGAATTACAAAAAATGCCGATATATCCAATTTTGCTATGAATTTTTGAAAAGTGTAAGTTAATTCACCTGGATGTCCATTATATAAGTAATTGTCATCATTAAAATAAAATACTAATCGGTAATTATTGGAATAAGAATTCCTATGATACTTCATCATTGTGTTGTATAACCATGATTCCCCTTCGGTAAAGAATGGGCTTATATCAATTGTATCAAGTGTGAATTGTTGCTCTAAATCATTGACTAAAGTTTTAAAATCCATACACATAGTTATATTTTTTTTTGTGTTTGTTTATTTTTGTGAATGGAACTGTTAGATTATATGAATATTGTAGTATTCCTATATTTACATAAATAAAAATACTACAATTTGTTGTAGTATAAATAAAAGGTGTTGCAATTTAGCAACAACATATTAAATTATAAGGAAAAAATATTATGAACAATAAATTATTACTTGCATCATTCGTTGCTACATCATTATCTGCTACTGCAGGTGTAACTATCAACGGTAACTACGAAGGTACATTTACTGACGGTAATCCAGGTGCATCTACATATGCACAAGACTTGGATTTAACATTAAAAGGAACAGTTGCTGACGGTACATCGGTAACAGCCACGTTTGAGAATTTAACAGGTGGTTCAACAGTAACTTCTACACAAGTGTTCATTGAAACGCAGGTTGAAGGACTTAATTTTAAAGGTGGTAACTACAAATCACAAAATGGTACAGGCTTAATGCAAAAGAAGAGTGCAGTAATTAATCAATTTGAATTAGGTACAGACGTAGCAGGTTTTGGTGTATCTGTTGCACAAACTTCAGGTGACGGTAATGCTACTGGTGATGTGTCTGGTTCAGTTGCTGGTATTGATGTTACTATTCAAAATGTTACAAACGATTCACGTTACGTATCTGCTTCAACTAGTATTTCCGGTTTAGATATTAATGTTGAGACCCAGGAAACTGCTACAGGTACTACTAACACAGGTGCTTCTATTGCGACTACTATTGCTGGTATGACAGTAACAGGTGTTATCATCGAAGTTGAAGATACTACAGGTATTACACAAAACGACGGTATTTTAGGCGACATTAGCGATGCTTCTAACGGTAAAACAATTACGGGTGTAGTTGCTTCAACTGACACTGTACTAGGTACAGTTACTGGTAAGTACATTGATAAGAACGATACTACTACATACGTTGGTAAGTTACAGCGTGGTGTTATGGAGTACGGTTACACTAAGACAGAAAACACAGATGGTGTGTTTGATGCGGTGCTTTCAGTTTCTTTCTAATTAGAAAGTAATAAAAGGGTTCCTTATTTGGAACCCTTTTTTTGTGTGTGATTTATATATTATCTTGAATAATATTTTCCAATCTCGTTAAACCTATTATTGTATTTTCGTTCTGTTTGGTTAAGTCGTTGTTTGATTTGCATAGTATTCATGCGACTATTAATTTCCGAATCTCTATATGTATTCACGGATTTTACTTTGTTTTTGAAGTCATTAATCGAACTGCTGACGCCAAAATCTACACAACAACCTAAATCTTTATCACAACATGCTTCTAATATTAGTAAGTCGTCGTGTAGTGTTAAATCCATTACTGGAAATCCTTTATTGGCGTCGATTTCTGCGTTAGCAATCATAGGCACGAATAGTAGCGTTAGTAGTTTTTTGTACATTATTTAGATTAACTCCCCCTTTATTAATATTTGATTTACTATTATACAACAAAAGTCAAGTGAATATTATATAATTTTTTTACCATTTCCCATATAATAGTTTGTTCATTTCTAATTCTTTAGTTGTGATGCTTGGACTATCATTATTGCACTTTGTCAATGGTCTATATAAACGTTCAAGTGTATTACTGGAATTTAATCTTGTATATGCAGTATTTTTACAACAACCAATCCTTTCCATCACATCTTCCACCTTAACTTTTGTATTTTCGATTATAAAATCTCGGCTACCATCTTCTATGCTTGCAAATAATTCATCTACCGTTTTACAATTACGCATTCGTTTTATTGCTGTAGTTCTACAACATCCAATTTTATTCATTATTTCGGTTGTGGTGTATGTTTGACTATCTATTGTAATGGTATTATCATTTTGTGGCATTACCATGCTCCCATTACTAAATTTCGCATACGAGACTCTGTTGTGTAATTCCAATTTCTTACTGGGGTAATTGCGTTGAATTCTTTATTTTTGATTGAATATGTTTTATACATGGGTGCGTTAGTGATATTTAAAATCTTAAGTATTATATTATAAAATTTATATGGTGTGCAATGAAATTAATAAGTAGATGATATGCTAAAAAATTATACCAAAGTTAATAACATAATTCAGTTCAATTCCGTAATTTCAGAGGGTTTGGGCGGGTATAAGTTATATCCCAGTATATTAACATCAATGCATGATTGTAAGAATACATTTTGGAATATGAACTTACCGAATATTCATCCGAATAAAAAGATAATATTGCATACACAAGACCATTTGAATGTTCATCCAAATGGATATCTCCCAGAGTTAGATATTATTGAAAATTTTTATGAGGGTTTTGACTTGAATAATATAATTTTAATACATTGGAATCATGGGTTGGCGAAATTGTATGATGGTGATATTAATTTAATCGAGTTTCCAACCCATAGTTTTGATTTTGTACAGCATTTGATAAATCGAAAGGATGAGTGGTTATCATTAATTGATGACAGAACTAATGAATATGATTTAATATGCTTGAATGGTAAAACTCGTGACCACCGTATAAATGTTTGCAATAAGTTAAGAGGATATAACCACAATGCAAAGATAACTCTTGGGTGGGATGACAGTTATGAGAATGCATCCTACCGAGATTATGATTTCGATAATGCTGATAATTTTATTAAGTTAATAGATATATATCGGGGTTCCAATGTCAACGTGGTGAATGAAACTTTATATGATGAATGCAGTGGTATTATTTCTGAAAAAACATTAGACGCATTTGTTGCATTGCAATTGCCGATTATTATTGGGTACAGAGGAATAATCAGTGATATTAGAAATTATGGATTTGATGTATTTGATGATATAATAGACCATAGTTACGATGATATGCCAAATGAAATTAGATGGGAACGTGCAATTGAAATGAATACACATCTTTTTAGGGGTGAGTTTGATTATGAAGGTTTATTGCCTAGGTTAAAGAAAAATCAAGAATATATTATCGATGGTTATCTAGATTGTATCGTTAATAACTTCCAATTCCAAGTTAATGATATGTTTTCAGGAATGAATTAAAATCCGTGTACAGGCTTATTATTGTCGCTTCCGCTCCACCAAAAATCACTATTTTTGACTCAACACACCCCAATCCATCTATATAATACGGACATTCCAAGTGTTTGTCCATAATTAGTAAATTAGTTGGTGATGTCGGTTTTCTTACATTAAAGCGATACGTTGCATATTGCATCTTCGAAAGAAGTTTGTAACCATTACTGGTTAATCTCATCCCACCGGTTTTCCTAGAATTAATCCACCATTTAATAAATGCCGTTCGCAAATCATACCTTGAATTTTCAGGGAATGTATTGAGCATTTCATTCGTAACGATAAGTTTTTTATTCTGAATAGATAGTCTTTGTGTCATTGGAAATAACAACTGTAAATTCAGTTGTGTCAAATTGTTTATTCAGTTTTTTGGCTAGATTTATGGCATGCCCTTTGTTTGCAAATGATGTTGGTTTATACCTAGGTGTAGAAAATGCCATTGTAGATGCGGTTCTAAGATTAATTGGGCTATCTTTGTAATGCACAGACCAAACCCCATCACTTTGTATTACCTGTTCGAATTTATATGATGGTGATGGTTTGGATTCTAGTAAAATATTCGGAGAAGGTCTCGGCATAAATGCGGTTCATTGGAAACAATACAATGATATTTATGAAATTACCTTGGATTATCTTCTATGCATAAACTGTAGTATACATCGTAATAATCTGAAATCATGTCAGTAACCACTTCGGAGTTTATTATCGTGCAATGGTTTATAAATTTATCTTTATTTAAAATGTCATTGTATGGCAAATTGTACCATTTTTTGGATTTGGTGAAATTGGTAAGAAAATTAAAGTCATTGTAGTAGTTTATCTCTTTTAATAAATATGTGTCATAGTGATATTTATTGCTGAAATGTGATATGGCTTCCTCATCCAATGTTATCACTATGAATTTGGAATTTGGTAAGTCCATCAAAAACGACATTGAAATTAAGTGACTGCAGTGGAAATAATGATTTGAAGAATCAGAATTGGATAATCGTTCTCTTGAATCTCCTGCCAATCCATCTACATGACCTGGTCCCCATGGTGGGTTATCCGTAATAGATGGATGTGATAGTATTCGTTTTTTGTATAATTCCACACGAGATTCAGAATTTGTCATTTTTAATGAGGCATCCGCCACATTTGGAGAAAGTGTTAGACAATTCCTGACAAAATTTCCTCTGGTGTTAGGAGCAAATATAATTGATGTATTTGTCGCCAATTCATTGAACATATCCTATTACCAATCACCACCATCGACTGATGTATCCGATGAACTTTGTGTCATTTGATTATTATGTGATTGGTGTTCTTGTATTACCAATAATAATTTTGTTATATCTGTGTGTAGGTTTTTTGCCTCTGTTAGTGGGATAATAAAATCTTTACTATTCTTTGATTCAAAAAATTTGACTTTATCGATGAATCTATTGATGTGAATCATTTAAACCATTTGACTAGAGGTGAGTTATCACCAAATGATAATTTAGATACAATATCACCGCCGTATGGTTCTACAATCACTTCGTTATCATTTGGTATAGTTTTGAATGGTCCTTTATATTCATTTCTTTCCAATATTAACAACTTTGGTGATAATATTGTTCTCCATTTTCCTTTGATTTTTACTGAGAAATAACCAGCAACAAACCAAGATTTACTATCATCGCTCTTTGTAAATAATGGCATTTGTGTTTTGATATTCCACGTTTCATTGAATTTATCACCACTATATGGAAACCCATATATTGTTTTACAATCATCCATTGGTTTTGTATGAATTTTGGTAAATTCAATACCAGTGTCGGTTTTTAGATTTTCCAACGAATCAAATGTAACTTTATTGCCATTAATATTAATAGTGTACCCACTTCTAATGGCATTAATTTCACCAATTTTTCCACTATCATCTTTTAAAATCCAAAATTTATTGGACACTGCCTTTGCTTTAATCATTTATTACTCCTTTATATGTCTTGTTTAACCATTTGGCATATTGCTGTGGATATCTCGATATACTATTTAAATCATATTCCCCACAGAACCGTAGAAAGCGTATTCCTACATTACCGACGTCACTTGAGGTTATTGATGTATTAATTGTAATATCGATTGATTCCTTAATGCTTAATGGTTGTTGTGTTAAATCAATTAACTGCTTGTTGCGTTTGTAGTCGTCCATCACACGGTGTTCTATATCGTTATGGTCAGTCCAATGTTGTAGCATGAGATTGTTCCATGCGTAACCTTTGTTATCCATATCGTCGAATGCTTCAATTAACCCAATACGTTTTTTGGTACTTTTCGTTCTTACTCCTGGAAAAGCACTAAAAACGTTATCTGATGAATCGCCACGCATACATTTTTCAAACAATAGCCATTTAGGGTTGGGGGGCAACTTTGGTTCTTTTGTTTTTTTGTCTATGACGAGCATATCCTTCGAGTCGAAGAATCCATCAAGGGTGATTAATTGGTCTGAGATTCCGTTGTATTGCGCAACATGATTAGTGAGTAACTGATAAAAATCAGAATCACTACTTACTATGATATGCTCATCCGTGGGATGTAGGGCAATCCATCTTGCAATTAAGTCGTCTGCCTCTGCATTGTCATTTTTGAGAACAGTGCAGTTAGACTGTTCTTGTAAGTATTTATGAAATTTCTCATAAATTTCAAAAAACACTTCATCATCTTCACGGTCTTTGTCGGACATTTTATCTCGAAGTTCTTTTCTATTTTTCTTATATGGTTCATAAACATCTTTCCGCCAACTACGACCATCCAAACAGAATACCACATGGTCAGCACCTAACTTATTAACCACTTTGTTTACAGCACTGAACATAATATGTAAACAAAATCCCAATTTTGTCCACGTATCACTTGCTCGATGAGATGAATGTTTCGCCCTAAAGAACAAATTCATTGTATCTACTAAAATGTATTTCATGTATTAAATAAGTTTATTTTTGATAATATATTTTAACATATAGTTTGACCACTTGGTATGTCCATCTTCTCCAAAATGATACGAATGGTTGGATACAGTATATATCCCATTGTTAATTAAATAATCATTGTAACTGAAATTTTTATTATATGGCTCTATGTATGATGTACCGAAATCAAATTTAGTTTGGATTTGTTCGAATGTGTTGTTGCCGTTAAAGAATATGTGCTTAATGTTTTTATCGTCTAGCCATTCGTGTAGTTTGATGATATCGTTATGTGCTTGGTTGGTCTTATGACGCCAATTAACACTTGTTACATATTCTTTGTACTTTTCAACGTAGTCATCGGGTACTATATCAGTGCCACTAGCATTGATTTGATAATAAACATCATCTATTGTCCATTCTTCGCGTTCCCACGTACTCCAACCAATAACCACAAATAAACCAGAAACGTCCTGTGTGTAGTTATCAATGTACTCTTTGGTGGTGCGTATGATTCTATCATTACTCGCCGCACTTTCAGCATCACAAAAGAAAGCCATTTTTAATAGCGTACTAAGTTTTTTACCCCATGATACTGCTAAGTTATCGGGGTGTGGCATGCGTCCTAAGTGTGCTAAATTTCCGTCATCTTCAGCAAATGCATGTGTATTAACTGCTTCTGCAGCGGCAGTGTGGCTATCACCATTAACATATAAAATCATTTAACTAATTTCAGACCTGCCATTGCCCAAGTCTACTTTGCGTATATTAGGGTCACTTTGTTCTTGTTCGTATGTTTCCATTACGATATTTCTACATATGCTTTGAAACCATTGGTCTACCATGTCGGCATCCGTTTTCCCTTGATAACCAGCCTTCATTAAGCGAGTGACGAACATGTCGTTCCAATCTAATTCAAATGACCCATTGCTAATATCTTTCATATCCACTTCCATGTCTAGAACAGATACCCATGGTTCATTGTTATTTGTTGCGGTCTGTTTTGCACTTAGAAGTTTCTTTTTATGTATTTCTTTCTTCTTGCTCTTTCTACTCTTGAACGGGTTGCTAAATTTCATATATGTTATTCCGACATAATTAATTACATTACATTATTATATAGCAATAAACTTAGGTAACTTAAAATTTTAAACCGTTTTATGGATTATCAATTAGAATAATATTAAATGTAGATGAGACAAGTGAGTTGTTTGTTGTTGAGTACGCACGCACTTCAATATCAAATTTTTCAGGTACCATAAGCGGAATTACATAGTTTTTACTATACGTTTTTGGTCCTGCCTATCGCGTTTTAATGCTTGATGTGATATACCGTTTGCTGACATAATATACAACCATAATTAATATGTTTGTATTTATGTTCTTTTGTGGTTGGTGTACTTAGTCCACGCTTGGTACGATATAGTCACTAACAATACAATCCATGCAACCATGCCTAGTGTAAACACAATTGCTAATATATCAAATAGTTTCATTTATTGATTCCTTATTAATGATGTAAAACAAACCATAGCAATACATAAAAAAACTAACATAGGCAAACCAATCATCATAAGTAAAACTTCCATATCTCTTTTTCCTTTAAATTAAAATTTATATTCAAATGTAACATTAAACGAATGGTTGCCATTTCCATCAGCAATTACATCTGTGTTTAATGACGTATCTTCATCTTCTTTTCTAAAATAATATGTATGACTAGCACCTACAAATGGTACGGTACTTGTTCCATAATTATTAGATGCAGTATTATAATGCATGATGCCATTTGAATCAACACTATTTGGAATATATAAATCAATTCTACTATTATTTATTACCTTTGGTTTAACACCTGCATAAAAAGTGAAGTCATCTAAAGTAAATCCACTAAGAGCATAAGCGGAAAGTGCATCGTCGATGTTAACAACAAGACCTTTTTTAATATCTGTTTTAGTATTCATAACACCTACCTGTGCCCATAAGTTATCATCCTTCCAAGTGATACTGGTATCAATAGTAGTAGCACCCGTAACGTCTCCCCAAACACCATACATACTTAACCACGGACTATCTTTGGTTTTACTGTACGTAACATTTAAATCCAAATCATTATTAAGATTATGTGTGTATCCAAGTACATACGTATCTTCGTTGTCTGTGCCAACAGTAAAATTCATATAATCACTTGTGCTAATATTTGCTTGTTTAACCGCCCAAGATTGTCCACGTTTATGTCTAAGTTGTTCGATAGACCCAACTGTGTTATTAACCATAGAACTTAAATCTACGTTAAAGTCTCTGTCAAAATCATCAATAGCACTTACTGAACTTACATCCGCATCAACGCCATCTGCTGAAATACTACCACTAATACTAGCAGAGTTGCCAGTGCGTCCTGTTGTACTAATACTCAATGAGCCTATTGGCTGTGTTGCTTTGTCTAAGTCCATAAGTCCTTGACCGTGTGTGGTGACACTGTAGTTTGTTAGGTTCTTGTTAGCAGTTTGTAATAACACCTGTGCAATGTTCTTACCCTTCATATAAGGCCACATTTGGTGTACGATAGATACACCAGCAGTTACAGCAGGTGCGGCTTGTGAAGTACCGGACATATTAGTATAGCCACCACCGTTCTGTGTACTTTTGATATTAGTACCGGGTGCTAGAATGTAAAAATCACTGGTTTTATATGCATCATTACATTGAGCAGTGTAATCTTTACATACATGACCAGACTTAGCACCGTCGATGGTTTGTGTGCTCGTGTTCCAATTACCTGCTACAAGCATTCTGCCATCTAGTTCTAAGTTACCACTAGCATCAACCGCAGTTGCCATAGTAGCAGGATTCTGTACATATCCTGCATCAGTGTTACCCGCAGAAACAACAAGTACCAGTTCGGCTGGAATAACATCTTTCCATGAACTAACCGTTTCTAAATTGTAATAATTGCTACCACCGTACACAGCATGATTGTTAGTGAACACACCATTGCCGTTGTCTGTCATTGCACTTTTATATGATGAACTGTAATTAGTGTTAGCACTAAGATTAGCAACTACAATATCATCATATTGTTTTGCCCAATTAAGCGCCTGTTTGGCGGCACTTAAACTAATACCATTTGCTTCGCCAATCTTGGCAATTGCTAACTGTGTGTCGTACGCAACACCGTGGATACCTGTTCCATCTTTGTTAGCAGATACAATACCTGCAACGTGTGTTCCGTGTCCATTTTCATCTTCGTAAGGAGTATTGTATCCAGCATCCCACTTGTACTTAATTTTTCCTGCGAACTCTGAGTGGTCTTGGTCAATGCCTGTGTCCATAATAAGTGCAGTAGAACCCTTACCTGTCCAACCCCTTGCGTAAGCATGATTTGCATAAGTTACTAATGTTGAACCATTCTCTGCTTCCGATGTATTGTATGAGGCAGGGTCGTTATTAACACCTACTGTTGCTGTTCCTAGATTGGCATCGTTGTAGTACGCAGAGGCATCATAATTTGTCTTGTTATGATTTGGGTTTCTTATAATATGTGTGTACGAACCATTAGATGAACTGTCTGTTGGAGCAGTAGGATTACCAATAAATGGAACATTAGAATTGGTTTTGATTGCGGTCATTGATAGTTCTTGTGACCCGTCGGCGAATGTTTTATAAAGATATACTTTAGTCGGACTACTATTAGTGGTAACTGTTCCAACTAATGCTTCTGTTACTGTTCCATCAGTATAGGTTGTCTTAGTGTATTCGTCCTTTTCTGTCGTAGTGTATGTATTCTTGTACCACTTAAAGTACGTTGTAGTCATCATCCCATAACTCCCGTCGGGAAGAGTAGTATTACTGTCGACCCCCGCTGAGTTGAATTCCGATGTTAACGCACCTTCGGTTTGTGATGTAGATTCGTTTTTGTAAATTGTTTCTGTGCTAACAACGTTGGCAGTAACTACAGTATTAGTTAGTTCTTCTCTAGTAGCAGTTGTTACACTATTTGCTACACTGTCAGAAGTGCTAGTATTAATAACAGCGGTTGTTGTGGTGTTATCTGTCCATAATGTAGTACGAGTAGTTGTTACAACCGATGTTGTTGTAACAGGTGTTGATGTTGTATCTGTGTAAACCTTATATGTCTTTGTTACTGTGCTTCCATTGGCATCTGTGCTTGTTCTATCTTCTGTTACGTTGGTTGTATTAGTTACAGCAGTTCCATTTGCGGTGCTTGTACTCGTACTGTCACTATCACTTGTGCTTTTTACATTAGCAGTAACTACTGTATTGGTTAGTTCTTCTCTAGTAGTAGTTGTTACACTATTTGCTACGTTACTTGACGTACTTGTACTAACCACTTCATTGGTAGTCGAATCGTCGCTGTACGTGGTGGTTCTAGTTGTAGTTACAGTAGTGGTTGTGGTTAATGGTGTTGTAGTGGTGTCAGTGTAAACCTTATATGTCTTTGTTACAGTGCTACCATTACTGTCTGTGCTAGTTCTATCTTCTGTTACGTTGGTTGTATTAGTTACAGCAGTTCCATTTGATGTTGATGAACTACTTGTTTCCGCATCAGAAGTTGATACCACAGTCGGTGAACTTGAGATACTAGAAGTACATTGTTCGTTACGGTTTTCGGTGTCTGTTCTAATCAATCCACCTTTGATTCCAGTTTTTACGCCATTGACATTCTTTTCCCACCATACACTACGACTATAAACATCAACAGTACAGTTTGTACTTGATGTTACTCCTTGGCTTGTTCGTACCCATGTGCCGTATACACCGTTTGTCCATGTGATTACATCCTCTTGTACGGGTGGAGTTGGTTGCACATTGCCACCTCCACCACCACCACCGCCACAACCTGTCATGAATGCAATTGATGCTGTGATTAGAATTGTTCTGATTGACTTCCCTAAAGTAATCATTCCCGTACTCCCTTTTGTTAAGTATGGGGGTATTATAACCTAAATGATTATTTAGGTCAAGTCTTTATATGTTATTTCATGTTAAATGGTGTTGCATCATTCCCACGGGAACAACACGCCATAATCTTGTTCCATTGTGTTTATATGTTTATATGCATAATCCACATCCACGTCACTCGCTTCATTATGTAATATACACGCTATCCTCGACTTCTTTGTGTTCGTTAAATCATTGGGTAACTTCTTTAATGAAGTCCCACATTTGTTGAAGTCAGTGAGGATTAATATGTTGTCATTGGTGATGACTGACGTGGTGCCAAACACTACACTTATATCTAATTTGTTACTCAGCATTGTCGATGGGATTATACTACCGTGGGTTAATCCAATTATTAAATTTGGCATCCAATCATCCTTAAACATTTGTGTAATGATGTTATTAATTGATGTTTCTATTTCTTGCCATGTGTAATGAATTTCAGTCATGATTATTTTTAGTTATTAAGAATGGTATTTCGAAAAGGTGCATTTCCATGCGTTGTAGTATAGTTCTAAGTAGCGTGAATTAACATCGGAAATTTGAATATATTCATATAGTTTTTTAATATTTTTTAAAGTTGTATTGATATCTGTGTACCATTCACAATCCCATGTTATTTGTTTATTCTGTATTCCATGTGTGAATTTAATCAATTCTTGCTCGAATGTAGTGGGGGATATAACATTAATTGCGTTTGGATGTTTGTCAGAGATGATATTGGTAATCTCATTTGATAACTCATTTGGTATCGTCTTATTCCAATCCTTCTCTTTAATTGAGTTCCATTTTGATGTACGAATGTCATTTAAATCCATATTATTCCTATGTTCAATGAACTGTGCTGAATTAGTAAACAGTACAATCAATGCATTTGGGTATGTCGTTAAGTAGTTTTGTAATTCTGGAATACTATGTATCCCCAAGATGATATGATGTTTCTTAAATACTTTCACAAGGTTGACAGCAATATCACCGTTGAATATTTCATTCTCACCCAACCCAAGGTCATCCCATTGTTTTGGAGTATCTGCTAACGCATCTAATAGGTATTTCAGTTTTTGATTTGTACCGAAGTCGCCTTGCAATTGTTGATTAATTAACGACGATGACTGAAATACGGCATCATCTGAGAGCCCTATACTGTTGATTAAGAATTTCCCACCAGCGAACATCGGATAACATATAATTACAACCTTATCGTTGAAGTAAGTCATTGTTATCTACTATAAGAGTAATAAACGGAACGCTCGTTGTGGTATATTTTGCGTTGTAACTTATACCACAACGCCCTAACCTCAATTTGATATTTTCCTTGCGTATTTCAAACTCACCACTGCATGCATTTGAAATTTGCAAACAGACTTGACCTACTTCCTTTATCGAATCCTTTACTTGTTTTATATCGGTGTCTGTAAAGTGTACGAACTCGCCTATTAGTAATAATGCTGTCGGGTTATTCCATTGATATACTGAGTATTTACTAAACACGATTAATGATTTTTATATTATCTGCCAAAAACCAAATACCACCTTGTATTACTGGACGTTTAAACTCTTGGTATCCATCCATCTCCACTTCCATCCATACTCGGTTCTTGTTGGATAAATGAGGTGCTTCTGGCTTACTCGTGCAATGCCAATATGGGCGTAACTTAAACCCTTTGGTTGGGAAACTTTCTGCTTCCATCCAAGTATTTAGTTCGAGTCGTTTCTTCTTATTAATGAATAGCGAGGTTATCTCACCACTCTTTAATTCTCTGAATAATTTATATGCCTTCATTTTTGTTTATGCCAAACATGCATCTTAGTATTGCTAATGGGAATACCACTAACATTACCATCAATACTGCCCATGCTCCAAATACCAACACTACAGAAAACATAGTTATCGCGAATATTGTTATTAGTTTATCTTTCATTTATTAGTTAAGTTCGATACTCTATTTACATAATGTACGAAGATGAAGATTACTCTTCATCACAACACATCTCCTGTTGACATATCATGTCACGTATCGAACTATAACACCATACACAGAATGTCACTGGGCAAATTCCAAAGTGTCCTTGAATCCCACCTTCATCTTCGTCATATTCTGACCCACAAATACTACATTCATCCTTTGGGGAAAATGCCTCTTCTATTAATTCTTTTGATTTCTTGTTCATGTGTATTATTATATAACATGCCAAATGTTAAAAGGGTATGTATTCGACCATTTTCCTAACAATTGTCCATGTAAACTTTTAATTTTGGTAATGGATTTGATTGTTTGCGGATTTCGTCTAGTTTGTTTGAAAAAGCAGATACTGCCAAAAAATCAATCGTTGGTTCACATTTGATGTGTGATATGATAATGTTTTTTAAATTGATGGGCAAGTTGATAGTTTCGTAGTTTTTTATAACTTCATCTTTGTAATCTGATGGTAGATTGCGAATGTCTAATTCCGGTGGGTAGATACATAAGTTATAATCAAAATTATCTTCGTGTATTCCCTGCGCCATCAGCCAATTATGTAACACATTGATGTTGGCAACGTTATAAATGTTAATGACAGTGTTTATCCTTAATTCCCAATTGTGTTTTTTGGATTCATTAATATAAAACATCAAATTATCTTCAATCACATCCCATGTACTTCCGTGCCTAAAGTAATCATTCTCTTTATCATATGCATCTATACTAACAATTAAATGTAATTTTTTAATATCCTTCCACATTTCCAATGTTTCATCAGATGGTAGAATCATTCCGTTAGTATAGTACTGTAATACTTTGTTCTTCTTATTTGCATCATTGTTCACCAACTCTGTTAGTTCGTTATTCTGCTTCATGTAAAACGGTTCACCACCGTACATAGTAATGAAATCCACATTATTGAAATCGAATCCAAATTCATCGAGTTTTGAGTTTTGTAGTGGGTATGGGTTAATGCCCAATTTCTCTTCATCTTTACGCCATTTTGTACTTAATAAACTATAGCACCCACGGCACGCCAAATTGCACGTATTGGATGCATGTAATGCTACCCATTTTATATTTGGTACCAAATTTTTAAATATGTCTACCCACTCTTCATCTTCGACAGGTAGTCGGTCTATGTACCCTTCTTTCCATGGTAGAACATTATCGTTGTGAATTAATGAATGGAACCAATTATTCATAAATGTACGCAAACTTTGTCCATCGTTGACTGTATCCTCGTGATAGCATTTCTCGCACCCAGTGACACATTGTCCATTTTCCATTCGTTTCCTAACATTCTGCATCTTTTCAGAGTTGAAAATCTCTTTTGGTGTGTTATTATTAAGGTTACCAATCGGAATAGATTTTCTTGAACAAAGATGTACGTCTTTATTTGGTTTAATATGCATGTGCACCCATGGCAAAACACAGTACGTCTTATTCAAAAGAATAACTCCTCTAACATTAATGGATTATTGATAACTTGTTGTATATTTGTATTATGTGAATTAGGTCTGCACGCAGGGCATTTGGAAATATCAAACTCGTTGTATATTTTCGTATGTTCGCTGTTGCACCATTTTTCCTGCCAATCTTCTGTTATCCAACTACCGATTGATAAGTCTTTGTTCCCCCTATTTTCACAGCACAGGTATATATATCCATCCGCACAAAATATTGGCAAGAGATACAGTGCGTGACATTTCGAATAACACCGAGTGTTCATCGCATCACGTTGTGTCGCCCTGAAGTTGATATTAAAGATTCCCCCTAATTTCTCGATATACTTCATTAGTCCCTTTTCTATGACAAACGCATCAGCCTTGCCTTTTTCTAGTACAGCAGAGCGAATATAAAGCATTCGTGATTTAGTTTCTTTAACGTATTCGAATAATTGCAATATGTTTTGCTTGTTAGCAGTTTCTTCTAGTACTAATGCTTTAATATCAACCTTTCCACCTGCAGATACAATACGTTTTATGTTATCTTTCACTTTTTCGAACTGCCCATCCGTCTTTGGCATCCTTACGAGGTTGTACATATCATTATCTGCACTATCGATATCGACACCAATCCATTGCATTTTCTTTATGTATTCTGAACCAATATTCAATAACTTATCTAACTTGGTGCCATTGGTGATTAGGGATGTTAGGAATCCTTTGTCGATACTGTATTTAATGAGTTGTTCATAGTTCTTAAACAACGTTGGCTCACCACCACCAACGAAAACAACAGATACCAACCCACCCTTCGCATTACTTAATGTCCAATTACTTAACTCATCTAATAGTTTAGTAAAATGTTCAAATTTCACACTTGATGGATTATCCTTTCTATATATCGCAGAACAGCAGTATATACAATCCTGATTACATGAATTTGTTAAATCAATTTCAACAGTTGGTGGGATAATTCTTGGATTGTTATTGTTTATAAACTCAGTCGCGTATAACGTATATAAATTCTTTTGCAATATCTTATTTCCTTGCGAACAGTGTTCATTCGCATCGACGATAAATTATAATTAATGGCACATTTGTGATTAATATATTTAGTCACTACGGAAAGCCATTGGATTAAATGGGTGCTAATCTATCACTTTATTGCAATTTTTGATAAGTCTGGGTAGTTGTGGTTGTAGTTGTGTGTTATTTCGTCGTTGTTTATTTTATTTATTCCCACTACGCACTCTTCGGGTCGCATCATATAATGGTAACCCACTTGAAATGTTTGCTGTTTTTCCCATGGTACAAATGATAAATCCCTACCATCATATGCTGCCATTTTAAGCCAACGGTACATATCCACGTCGTCCAATAATATTGCACCACCTCTGCCGATTTCTAGTGGCTTTGTTCTCCCGAAACTAAGGCACTGTATTTGTCCATTTTTATACATGTTGATGGACAATTTTCTAGCACTATCCCATATATTGGTAAACCCGAAGTTATATTCTTCCTTCCAATCACCACTTATTAATGTATATGGTATTCCTAACTTGTGGAATATCATTGGAACACTTAGGTATGTGTGCTTGGGGATGGTTATCGATTTGTACGCAGTGTACCTAAAGCATAATTCAATCGCATGCGAGCAACAGTCCGTAGTTACTACATATGGTGCTCCTGTGTAGTTTGAAAGTGTATTCTCAAACTCATCAATTGCATCAAATGGGTTATTATAATCTTGTATTTTTAATTCTATCATGGAATAATTCGGCAATTTTTGAATGACCGTTTATACTAAAGTGATGGTCATTTTTTGAAATGTACCATTTTTTCTTATTTGAAAATTCCAATATACCTAAGTCATTTGGAAAGAACCAATTCGCATCTTGGAGCATTGCTTCTATATTTTTACTTTCTGGTAAATTCTCGTCAATCAGTGATGCTGTCAATGAAGAGAATATATAATTAATATTATTGTTATCTAATAACATCTTTACTAATAATATTTTCTCCATATCTGCCAAGTGTTGTTTGTGGTCTGAGTAGTATTTTTGGAAGAAGGTATCATAATACGGACGATTGTAGTTGATGGAAAATGACGAAAATGGATTCCAACTTTTTGCACATGCTCCCTTACTACGTATCCATACAACAGATGGGTCACCACTATGGCTATGGCACACCAAACTGTCGTCCCTGATAGAATCTAGTAAGTCTCCGCCACTATCTACACAAAACATCACACGACTCCAAACCCCCCATAAAACGATTACTAAGTCTGTACTAGCAATCGAATCGAGGGTTTGTATGAGTTCACTGCCGATATAAGAATTGCACACACCTGGTTCTGCATGAACTTTAAGAGCGTAATTTAACTTTTCAGCAAGTACATGAGGCCATGAATAACGTGAGTCTCCTAAGCCGTGTTCTTCTGAGTAGTTCAATGCGGTACTTGCTCCAAATACATGTAGAGTCTGTTGTGTCATGTGCTATTTGTCCGGAATTATAACTGTATCGTCTGCGTACTCACCCCAATTTGTATATTTGTCATATGCCATTAAATCATGAACTTGGTGACACCAAATGCCATGATTTGAATGATTGAATCCAATATCATCGATTTTAACGACTGCATTGTATCCAAGGTCAGAAGCGTACGGAATCTTGACTGATAGCATTGGTATAAATTTATTCCATGATGTCAAATCAGTCTCGTGGATGAAATTAATTAACGATAAATCCAAGTCGAGTGTGCACCAATAGTCCAATGTCAAAAAGTGTTGAATAGTCGGTGACCATTCTTCCATATCTTCGTACGTAGCAACCTTGAAACTTTGTTCAGCACCAAAGTATATGTGTGTGATTTCATCTTCACCTGCGTACTGAGTTAATATACGCATTATTTCTTCTATGTCTGGCACCCCAATAACATACAATGTATTAATGCCATTTGTTGGTGTATGGTCTACCGTTTTGCCAACAAAGAATTTTATATCAGATGAATCTATTCGATTTTTATACTCACGCATTTACTTACTTTGTGCTGGTAAAATATATTCATAAGACGCAATGCCACTATTTACAGTGATTTTGCTCACGCCCTTATTACTGATATGCATAGTTTTATCACCTACCAAACTAAGTATATTAATTACTCGTTTGATTGGGTATTTCCATGTTTCATTAATAACTCCATCAATATTGGATGCGAATGTGAAACTACCAGCATGTGTGCTATGGTCACCAATGGAAAATATCAAATTGTTATCCTTTGTGCTTATTGAGAAATGGTCAGCCTCTGGCATTGCTTGATATTGCATCTTTAATCGTTGTAAGTTACCCACGTTAGGCTCAAATTCAACATCCCATGTTGCACCTTTGAATTTAACTGAAGATAATGCTTCATCGACTACTTCTTTAACCATGAATCTATAATCGTTGTTGAAATCATTATTCTTATTTTGGAAATGTAATCCCACTGGGGTATTTTTTTCTTCCTTTCGGTCTTGTCGCTTTACTGTGATTTGACCATCAGTACCATATTCAGAAATGTTTAATAAATTTTTTAAGTTACTAAGGCTAGGCATACCAAACGTTCCCTTGAACTCTTTGACTGGTGCGTTGAAATTGGCATTAATTACAACACTATTATCTGATGCCAATCCTGTTATATATGTGTTATCTTCCTCGCCTGTGATTTTAATAAAATCGATGCAACCTAAATCGTGCGTGTGGCTTACTAAGTCTAGTAGTTGGTCTCTCATTGTTGAACTCCTGTGTATTAAAATAAAATATTATATATGATACATATATCGGTGGTACAAAAAAACAACATGGATTTTACCTAAATGTTGATTTTGCCCAAGCACTGTCCACCGCGTAAGGTAGACAATTTGCCAGGTTTCTTTACTTCAATCCAATTGGTATTGTCATTGGAGTCACTAAATGTTGTAGTTACTTCGAATCCTATAAATTCAAGCATTTTTATTATTAATGAACCAGGTGTATATGTGTATAAAAGATTTTCAAAATTTCTAACAGCATTTGCATAATCGCAGTTGTTGTATGTGAATATCATTGACCCACCTGGTTTTAACAATCCGTATATTTCCTGTGTGTACTTTTTAATTATGTCAAATGGTTTGTAGTTAAAAAAATCATTAACTAAGACGAATCCAAATTGCGATTTGGGGAGATTTTTGAATATATCATTACTTTGGTCATCGATAATGCCATATCTAATGCGAGATTGGTATATTTCATTCCATAGTGATTTCACATGGTCTAGTAATAATAAATTCTCATCCATTATATACAAAGGGTCTAATGCAATCATTGGGTCGATAATATCTGCAAGTCCAGGTCGTATAATTAACCCTGGTTGCTCCCAACTACAATGCATTGATATCGAATGTATGATTCGTTTTTTGATTTCTTTATTTGATGCAATTGGGTGCGTATGAAATCGTTTGATTATGTATTCTGGTGTATCCCCATTCCTAGAATCTTCATATGCTTTTTGGCTTTTATTTAAATAGGATAATTCACGTTTCCTTAAGTCAACATCCACGGTTGATTTAAATGAATCCAATAATAAGTCAAATTCATTTAAATCCTGCTTTATCTTTTCCCGTTGATTGAGTAATTTATCCACATCGAAATCAACATCAGATGATAGTATTCCTATGGCATCTGTGATTAGATTGATGAGGTGTTCACTGTTGGATGAAACAGATACGTTATCTACTGCTTCTTTGTATTTGACAAAATAACTTAGTGGTTTAAACATTTAAAAATCGAAAAATTGTTGGAATGTGTTGCTAATATCAGTCCTATTTAACAAATCCCACTCCAACACTCCTAATAAGTTGCTAATTTTATTATCGATTGCTGTGGTTTCCATTAATGTGTCGTCGAATGGAAGTTCCTTAAACCACGGTGGTATATTACTTTCATCTATTGGAATGCTAATACTTTTAAATTTCATTGGATTATCTTTGAGTTTACACACAACAGTTTTCATACCATCTGAAATTTCCATACTGTGGTTATCTTTATTTAATTTACGCAAGAAGTTCCAATTAATTGCTGCCCTCACATGCCCAGGGATTGTTGGAACCTTCTTGCCATTACGCCTATCATCAATTTCTGTTTTCATGATAGTACCATACTTGGTTAAGTTATTGACACGTTTTGGAGTTCCTTTCTCCCAACTAGGCTTATCTGCGAACTCTTTCTTAAATTTAATAATATGCTCAATGATGTAATCCTTGCCTTTTTCTGTCAGTAAATCATCAAGTACATCTTTTAGAAAATCTTGTATGATTGCCGGAGTATCACTGCGTTTTAAATCTAACCCCATTGCTTTGATTTTTCCAGGTTTATCACCGACATCATAACGTGTACCTTCATTGTCATATACCATAATAGCATAACGTTTCTTCTTAATAAATAATCCACTAAGACCCGTTACTTCTCGCCCACATTTAATAATTTCACCTTTAACTGTGGGAACATTATGTGCGCTTTTCATATACAGGGGAAAACTGATGTTTAATTTATCGGCAATAGTCTCGTACAGTGCTGTTGCAATTTCCTTATCCCATTCAGCACCTTCTTCAACCGCCTTTTCCATCACTGGCCAAGCACTGAAGTAACAACTATCCGTGTCTCCATATATGATGCATTCACCATCGTAATCGTACTTTCCAGTCATACATTCGTTTGCGTATGCGTCCATGTGCTTTGCAATCGCTCTACCTGTTAATGTTGTTGATTGACCAATACGCTTGTCGAAGAATCTACAGTGTTTATTGAGAATCGCACCGTACAATGAGTTAAGTCCAATCTTTTTAACTAACTGCCGTTTATCCCAAAACACTTTATCCTCGGGTGTCGTTGCATTTCGTTTTTTTGCTTGCATCTCCTTTCGTTCACTATTCCATCGTGCCAATAACCCAGGTATCACGCCCTCGGTCTCTAATGAAAATATAGTTCCATTTGCACTTAGTGTGTAATTACCATCACCCTCGAATATTATTTTATATATCTCATCCGTTTGATAAACATCACTGTCGCCACTTTCCCAATCTATTGTAATAGATGTATTTGGTGTTTGCTCCATTACCGCAGTATATTCTAACGAACCAAATAAACCTTCCCAAGCGCCAGCAAATGAACTCCCCTTGTGCTTTTTTCCTTTGTCATTGCGTTGGTCATCCATTTTGCTTTTGATATATGCATCAGTTTTCTCTAATCTTAATTGCCCCACAATCGTTTCTGGTGCCATATTTAATGCACGAATTACGGATGGATACAAACTATTGATATCGACTGAACCAATCCACTTGTGTATTCCTTTCTTTGGATACGCTACGTACGCCCCAGCCGCTTGTGTGTTTTCTCCTTCATCACGATTTCGGTCAGGTACTACAAACCCACGTTCATGTGCCTCGTTGATAATTGCCTGTTCAGTGATACCAACGGAACCCATCGTGGATGGGATTGATACTGTATTTGCGTGAGCGATTTCATTTGATAAGTCAATGAACTTCAACTTCTCATCCATCTTCGCCAATAACATTGTATCTTGTCTGGAGTAGTCAATAAATTTTTCAAAATCGTCATTATACAATTGGTCTAATGTACCTGTGTACGCGACTTTTTTATCGCCCAATTCATATTCTGATATAGCATCCAATGAGTACGAATGCATTTCTTGGTACGTGTACTTTCTGTACAGTTGCATGTAGTCTAAGTGGATTCTACCAATAAACGCATAAGTTTCCTTTTCGGCACCATATCGTTCGTACTTCTTTACTTTGGGTGTAATACCCCAAAGGCAGAATTTTTTAGTTTCTTCCACTGATAGTATTCGCCTAATACGATTAACCATGTACGGTATATCAAACCCTTCGCTATTCCACCCACTTAGAATATCTGCATCATCGATTAAACTTAAGAATGTCAATAACATTTCACCCTCGTCACTGAACATGAATGTATTGTCGAATTTCTTTGATATTGCTGATGCTTCATCGTCCGACATACCATTTGGTGGTATCGCCAAGCATATCAAATCTTCAGTCCAATCTAAGTATAGTGAGACGGCAGTTATCTTGTTGAATGGGTCTTCTGGTGGGCTGAATCCTTTTTCTTTATGAAAATCGGTCTCAATATCAAAGAATACAGTATGTAGTTTTGGTGATTCTTTGCCTTTGTAGTTTTCTTCTAGACACTTGTTGACGACATTGATATCACTTTCGTAAAGGCGTTTGCCTGTATGACTCCGTTGCATATGGTAGAACTCACTTCTGCTTTTGGCATGTGCTCTGGTAACCGGAGTACCGTAAATACTTTTATGCTTTCCGATTTCATCATCATAAAAAAACTCATACTTGGGTCTAAATGTACGTTGTACTCGCTTGCCATCAACTCTTTCGGCAACTAATACCTTATCGGATTTTTTATCATATATCGCATCAACGTATGACATTAATCAGTGCGACCTACCGTTTCGAGAATAGTTTCTAGTACGTCGTAATCATCCTGTGCTTGTTGGAAGTTTACTTTGTATGCTACCCGCACTGCTTTTTTAAGTACAGTAGGTTTAATTTCAAATTCTTCTGCTATTGCTTTGATTGTGTCCGCTAATCCTTCGTTAAGCACTTCGACTTCCGACATTACAATAATTCCTTCTTTGAATAGTTGCTCTAATTTCTTCTTTTGGTCTGGGTTAAATGTTAATGACATGGTGAACTCCTTGGTTGTTTAAAATTACATATTAT